GGCAAGTGTATGATGGGGTCAACGTCCAATGCCTTAAGCAAAGGGGGACAGAACTACAAAGATATTTATGAGGACTCAAATGTAAAGGTTCGTAATGCCAACGGGCAGACCAAGAGTGGTCTATATGCCATATTTATTCCGATGGAGTGGAATATGGAAGGATTCATTGACAAGTATGGTCATCCTGTATTCCGCAAACCTGAAGAGCCTATTATGGGTGTGGATGGTGTAATGATAAAGAACGGAGCCATTGACTATTGGGAAGCGGAGGTTGACTCATTAAAGAGTGATGCTGATGCACTAAACGAGTTTTATCGTCAGTTCCCACGTACAGAGTCTCACGCATTCAGAGACGAGAGTAAGCAAGCCTTGTTTAACCTGACCAAGATTTATCAACAGATTGACTATAACGACTCAATGATTAAGGAGCATTACCTTACTCGAGGAATGTTTTCTTGGAAGGATGGTATTAGAGACACACAGGTAATTTGGACACCTGACCCGAGAGGTAGGTTTAATATTTCTTGGGCACCGCCTAAGCATATGCAAAACAATGTACATACACGTAATGGTGTTAAATACCCCGGCAATGAGCATCTTGGCTCATTTGGTTGTGACTCTTATGACATATCAGCCGTAGTAGGTGGACGTGGTTCTAACGGTGCACTTCACGGTATGACTAAGTTTCATATGGATGATGCTCCTGTAAATGAGTTCTTCTTGGAATATATCGCTCGTCCACAAACAGCGGAAATATTTTTTGAAGAGGTTCTTATGGCGATAGTATTCTATGGAATGCCTATCTTAGTAGAGAATAACAAACCAAGGCTTTTATACCATCTTAAAAATAGAGGGTACAGGGGTTACTCAATCAATAGACCTGACAAGCAGTTGGCAAAACTTACAAAGACTGAGCGTGAGTTGGGAGGTATTCCAAACTCATCTGAGGATGTCAAGCAAGCGCACGCTTCCGCAATTGAGTCTTATGTAGAGAAGTTTATTGGTTTTGATTTGGAGGCTAAGTACAGGGACCCTGAAGAGATGGGTACAATGCCATTCACAAGAACCCTTGAGGATTGGGCAAAATTTGACATTAACGACAGGACAAAATTTGATGCCTCCATTAGTTCAGGATTATGTATTATGGCTAATCAGAAGCACTTATATACACCGGAGAAAAAAGAATCAAAATTAATTATTAACTTCGCTAAGTATAAAAACGAAGGAACAACAAGTCAATTGATTAGATGAAAAATGTAACAATCAACATAAACACCGCAGCATTCCCAAGTCAGATGGCAACCGATGCTGAAAAAGCAACTGATGCTTTTGGGTTGCAGGTCGGGCAAGCTATCCAATATGAGTGGTTCCGTAAAGACGGTAACTCTTGTAGATACTATGGTCAATGGAGAGATTTTCGTAGACTTAGATTGTACGCACGTGGAGAACAATCAATTGCTAAATACAAAAATGAATTGGCAATTGACGGAGATTTATCTTATCTAAATTTAGATTGGACTCCTGTTCCTATCCTTCCAAAGTTTATTGATATTGTTGTTAACGGAATGTCTGACCGTTTATTTAAAGTAAAAGCATATGCTCAAGATGCAATGTCTCAATCAAAGAGAAGTAAGTATCAAGAAATGCTTGAGACACAAATGGCAGGTAAGCCTGTTCTTACAAAGATTCAAGAGTTAACAGGAGTAGACCCATTTATGATGGACCCTGAAGAACTTCCTGAAACAGACGAAGAATTATCATTATATATGCAGCTTCATTATAAGCCTGCAATTGAAATAGCTGAAGAAACTGCAATTAATACAATCTTTGATGACAATCATTATGATGACATCAGAAAGAGATTGGATTATGACATTGCTGTTATTGGTATTGGTGTAGCTAAGCACGAGTTCTTACAAGGAGAAGGCGTTAAGATTTCTTACGTAGACCCTGCTAACATTGTGTATAGCTATACAGAAGACCCATTCTTTAAAGATTGTTTTTATTGGGGAGAAATTAAAACGCTTCCAATAACTGAGTTAATGAAGATTGACCAATCATTAACAAGAGAAGACTTACAAGAGATTACACAATACAGCCAATCTTGGTACGACTACTACAACGTAGCACAGTTCTATGAGAATGATATGTTCTACAGAGACACTTGTACTCTTATGTATTTCAATTATAAGACGACTAAAAAAGTTGTCTATAAAAAGAAGTATCTTGATAATGGTGGTACTCGTGTAATTGAGAAAGATGAGAAGTTCAATCCTCCGACTGAAATGATGGAGGAAGGTAACTTTGAAAAGATTGAGAAAACAATTGATGTTTGGTATGAAGGTATTATGGTAATGGGTACTAATATCCTATTACAATGGAAGATGTCTGAGAATATGGTTCGTCCTAAGTCAGCGTCTCAGCACGCTTTACCAAACTATGTAGCTTGTGCTCCTCGTATGTACAAAGGAGTTATTGAATCACTATGTCGCAGAATGATACCATTTGCTGACTTGATTCAGGTTACGCATTTAAAACTACAACAAGTTATTGCACGTACTGTACCTGATGGTGTATTCATTGATGCCGATGGTTTAAATGAAATTGACTTAGGTACGGGTAACGCATACAATCCTGAGGATGCACTTAGATTATACTTCCAAACAGGTAGTGTAATTGGTAGAAGCTACACTCAAGATGGTGACTTTAACAATGCAAAAGTGCCTATTACTCAGTTGACATCTAACTCAGGTGCAGCTAAAACGCAGATGTTAATCACCAATATGAACCACTATATTGATATGATTAGGTCGGTGACCGGTCTTAACGAAGCAAGAGATGGTTCTACTCCTGACCCTAACGCATTAGTTGGTGTTCAGAAGTTAGCTGCATTGAGTTCTAATACAGCAACAAGACATATCCTTGACTCTTCATTGTTTATATATCGTTCATTAGCCGAGGCTATTACTTATAGAGTCGGTGATATATTAGAGTACTCAGACTTTAAGGATGAGTTTATCAATCAAATTGGTAAATACAATGTGTCAATCTTAAACGAGATAAACGACTTGTATATTTACGACTTTGGTATATTCATTGAGGTTTCTCCTGATGAAGAGCAAAAAGCGCAGCTTGAGGCTAACATTCAGATGGCACTTTCTAAAGGTGACATTAACCTTGAGGACGCTATTGACATCCGTGAGATTCGCAATATTAAATTGGCTAACCAACTACTTAAAGTTAAGAGAATTAAGACTCAAGAACGTGAGGAGAAGATGGAGATGCAGAAGCAAGCTATGATGTCTCAGCAACAATTGAAGTCTCAAGAGATGGCTGCTCAGGTTGCAATGCAAAAGATTGAAATGGAGACAAACTCTAAGATGCAGATTAAGCAAGCTGAGGTGGCATTTGAAATTCAGAAACTTGAAAAGGAAGCTGAAATGAAAGCGTTCCTTATGAGAGAAGAGTTCCAATACAATATGCAATTACACGGAATGGAGGTTGGTAATTTAACTGAAAGAGAGAGAATGAAAGAAGATGCAAAAGCAAAAAGAATTAGTCAACAAAATACCGAGCAATCCAAATTAATCAATCAAAGAAAAAATAATCTACCTCCAATGAACTTTGAGTCAAATGAGGATAGTTTAGATGGCTTTGATATGGCGGAATTTGAACCTCGATAAAAATGTCAAAATTTTTGTATAAGTTTGTATAAATTAAATTAAATCAAATGGAATTAAAAGTTAGAGCATTAGACATTATTGAACCTAAAAGTGTTCAAGAAGTCGAAAAGGAATTACTTGATAAACACGAAGAATCTTTAAGTCAAGATAACAATTCGGAACCGGAGCCAATACAAAATGACCCGGAGCCTGAACCCGAGATTAAACCTCAGGAAGTTGGTATTGATTTAAAAGACGAAGACGTTCTTTCATATATTGGTAAGAGATACAATAAGCAAATAAACTCTTTAGATGATTTATTGGCAGAGCGAGAAGCATCTGAACCACTACCTGAAGATGTGGCTGCTTATATGAAATATAAAAAGGAAACAGGGCGTGGTTTTGAGGACTTTCTTAAATTAAAGAAAGACTTTGATGCAATGGACCCTGACCAACTTTTAAAAGAATACTTAACTTCTACACAGGAGGGTCTTGATAGTGATGACATCGAGACGTTAATGGATGAGTACAGATACGATGAGGATTTGGACGAAGAAACAACCATTAAAAGAGTAAAAATCGCAAAAAAGAAAGTTCTTGCTGAAGCCAAGAAATTCTTTAACTCTCAGAAAGAGAAATATAAAATGCCACTTGAGTCAAGTTCGGCATTAGTTCCTGATGAAGAGAGAGAAGAATATGAAAGCTATAAGCAATATACTAAGCAGGCAAAGACTATCGAGGAGGAAAACAATCGTAAGCGCAAATGGTTTGACCAAAAGACGAACGATGTATTTAGCGGAGAGTTCAAAGGTTTTGAGTTCAATGTAAATGACAAAAAAATTGTTTTTAATCCGGGAGATGCCAATGAGTTGAAGAAAAACCAATCTACTCCACAGAACTTTATAAGTAAGTTTTTGGATGAGCAAGGGTTAATCAAAGATGCAGTTGGTTATCATAGGTCTTTAGCTATGGCAATGCAACCTGAGAAATTTGCCAAGTTCTTTTATGAACAAGGATTGGCTGATGCGACAGATGATGTAACTCGTAAAATCAAGAACATCAATATGTCCACCAACCGAGCACCTGAAATTGGTAAATCTACAGAGGGAATGCAGGTGAAAGCGATAAACCCTGATTCAGGACGAAACCTGAAAATTCGCAGTATAAAAAGAGTTTAAAACAATTAAAATTTAAAAAAAATGGCAAGTGCTTTATTGAATAACCCCACCTACCAATTGCAGCCGAGTGCTGAGCAGGTGGCGTTACAGACAAACTACATTACCAACTTCAACTTCTTAAATCAGTATCTTCCTGATACATACGAGAAGGAATTTGAGCGTTATGGTAATAGAACAATCGCATCTTTCTTACGTATGGTAGGAGCAGAGATGCCTTCTAACTCTGACCAAATCAAATGGGCAGAACAAGGTCGTTTACACATCAAGTACACAAACTGTACTTCAGCAGCAGCAGCAGGTGCGGCAACCGCAACTTTTACTGTAGCTGACAGTGGTGTTACTTACATCGCTATCCGTGTTGGACAAACTTTAATGATTCAGAATAACACTTCAGGTGTTTTTAACAAAGCAATCGTTACAGCTGTTCCTTCTGCAACTACTTTCACTGTAGCTTATTATGAGACTGCAGGTCAAGCATTTGCTGTTTCTACTCAATGTACTGTATTCATTTACGGTTCTGAGTTCAAAAAAGGTACTAACGGAATGGTTGGTTCTTTAGAATCAGAAGATGACATCTACAGCAACAACCCTATTATCATCAAAGATAAGTATGCGGTTAACGGTTCTGACATGGCTCAAATCGGTTGGGTAGAAGTAACTACAGAGAATGGTGCTACAGGATACCTTTGGTATTTAAAGAGTGAGCACGAAACTCGTTTACGTTTTGAAGATTACTTAGAGACTTCAATGATTGAAGCTGTTCCGGCTGCATCTTCTTCAGGTGCTGCTACTGCAGGTTACATTGGTTCTGAAGGTATCTTCTACGTTGTAAACAGCCGTGGTAACGTTTGGGGTGGTGGTACTCCAACAACTTTATCTGATTGGGATTCAATCGTTTCTCGTCTTGATAAGCAAGGTGCTATCGAAGAGAACGTTGTGTTCGTAAATCGTGGTTTAAGTTTCGATATTGACAATATGTTAGCTACATTGAACGGCTACACTTCAGGTGGTGTTGCTCAATCAGCTTCTTTCGGTCTTTTCGATAACGATGTTGATATGGCTTTAAACTTAGGTTTCACAGGTTTCCGTAGAGGTTATGACTTCTACAAGTCTGATTGGAAATACCTAAATGACCCAACAATGCGTGGTGGTTTAAATACTACTGCTGCAACTGCAACCGGTACTATTACAGGTTTAATGGTTCCTGCAGGTTCTACTTCAGTGTACGACCAAATTATGGGCAAGAACGCTAAGCGTCCTTTCTTACACGTTCGTTACCGTGCTTCTGAAGCTGAAGACCGCAGATACAAAACTTGGATTACAGGTTCTGCCGGTGGTGCTGCTACAAGCGACTTGGATGCAATGGAGGTTAACTTCCTATCTGAGCGTTGTGTATGTACCTTAGGTGCAAACAACTTAGTACTATTCCGTTATGGATAGTCGATAGGTCTATACAGGAGGGTGTCTTCAAAGACACTCTCCTTTTTTTAAATCAAATTAAATCAAATATAAAATGGCAAAAGGTACTACTCCTGTAGATAAGGTTTATAGACTAAAGACAGGAAATCCGCTATCATACACGTTAGCGTCAAGAAATCACCCTCGATTCCCACTAATGTGGTTTGACGAGAAGAACAATGTTAATCGTGCTCTTAGATATTGCACGAATCAAAAGTCCCCATTTGAGGACGAACAAGACGGAAACTTTATTATTGAGCCTATCATCTTTGAAGATGGCTTTTTAAGAGTTCCAAAGAACAACCCTGTATTACAGGAGTTCCTACATTACCACCCATTGAACGGCAACATATTTGTTGAAGTAGATAAAGAGAAAGACGCTGCTGCTGAGGTAGAAGACTTGAACTTAGAAGTTGAGGCTCTAATTGAAGCACGTCAGTTATCACTTGACCAAATTGAAACCTTAACAAGGGTTATGTTTGGAAAAGACCCATCTACCGTGTCTACTGCTGAGTTAAAGCGTGACATCTTGGTATTTGCTAAAAGAGACCCTAAAGAGTTCTTGAATATATTGAACGACCCTGAATTAAAGTTTCAGGCTAAGGTTCGTACATTCTTTGAGAACAAATTATTGATATTAAG